CCCCGCAGGCACCTTTGAGGGCTCGTACCTCAAAGACCCCCGTGTGTTCTTCACCGAGTTCGGCGCGCAGTTCACCGACCGGACCCGTGGTTGGATTGAGAGCGCGGACGACCTGTTCGCTTGCATTGACCCCGACGCCCGCCCCAAGACCCGTGGGGCTCCGCGCTACCCGCACTTCATGGGCCTCGATGTGGCGCTCGTGGGCGACTACACCTCCGTCGCTATTGGGCATGTCACGCCCGAGGGCAAGGTGGCCCTCGACTACATTGACCGCATTCGTGCCGGGGAGGGCGACTACCGCAACCAAGAGCGGTTGGAGTTTGACGATGTGGCCGATTGGGTAGAGCGCCTCTCCAAGCAGTTCTACATAAGCGAAGGCATCTTCGACCAATGGGCCGGTATCCCAATGGAGCAGGCTCTTGCCAAGCGCGGGCTCGGGCAAATGAAGTCCGTCCACCACACGCGCTCGCTCACCTCGCAGATGTTTCAGAACTTCAAGGACATGATGCTCGACAAGCGGCTGGTCTTGTTCGACTGGCCCAAGCCCGAGGGCGAGGATCACGCGGAGTACCTTCAAGAACTGCTGGAACTCCAAGCCGAGGTCGTCAGCAAGTATGTCATCCTCGTGTCCGCCCCCAACATGGACGGCAAGCACGACGACTACGCGGACGCCCTCGCGCGCATGGTGTGGGTTGCCACCGCCAAGGCAGGCAAGCCCGTCACTATCACCGGGGTCCACTCCTCCCGCTCGCTTGCCTCTATGTCTCGCACGGTGTCGCCGGTTGGCAACCTTCTCCGTCTCAAACGGACGGGGAGCCATCCCGACCGCATGGTGCCCAAGGCCCACAAGAAGAACAGGCGGTGACCATGCCCTCGTACTCCTCCGAAACCCCCGTGCGCGCAAGTCACCGCTACATTGCCCGGCTGCTCAAGACCGACTTCAAGGACAAGCACCGCTTGCCCGACCCCGAGGCGTGCGACCGCGTGAGCGAGGTGTTCGCACGCCTCGGGGGGTCGTGGGCTGACCTGTTTCTCGGCTCCTCGGAACAGGTGGCTCTGCTTCGCAATGTCATTACTGCGGCTATCAGTAGCGGTGTGCTGCCGCCGAAGCCGAAGTGGAGTTGAACCATGCCCCCCACCCGTCAAATCATTCAGAACTCCTCCGTCGAGGACTGCGGGGATGTGGAACTGCACCTTCGCGGTGACCGCTTCTTCGTGCAGCCGGGTCCGGTGCTGCTCTCGACGGGCTGGCGCGGCGGGCTGTGGGTTCGCTATGTCTCCGGTGACTACGACTTCACCGTAGAAGCGAGCGACGGGAACACCTGCACCGGCTTCCTGCTCTTTCAGTCCGAGGACTACCAGCCATCCCCCCCGCCTTTCGGCACAGGCGTCGGCTCTCCCGAGAACTACCTTGCCCACCAGTTCCTTGCGAACGGGCAGGGCGGGCAGAACATCGCCACCCTCATCGCAGGTGGAACGCGCTGCTACTTCAAGGTCTACGAGCAGTTTCAACTGAACGGCGGGGTCCGCGACCCGAACCTCCCCATCACCTATGTCCTCAATGAGAACTTGAAGGTGAGTGAGAACGGCTTTCTTTGCAACGACAGCGATGTGGAACTTGCGCTCGCGGGTGTGACTACCCCGAAGGTCGTGGGCGTGTGCTCGGCGGTGCCGAACGACACCAACCAGAGCCGTCTCGGCTTCGACCTCAAGTACTGACGGGTACTCTGTCCGTGAGGTCGTCATGCCGCGCCCCACAACCCTCGACCCCGCCGAAGTAGACCGCATGGTGGAGCGGCAGGTGCGCTCTGCGGCGCAAGCCGTGGCATCGGCGTTGCGGGCGGTAGAGCAGACGCACACTCCCCGTTCTCGGCGGGTGGCGCGGCACCTTGCAGGCGTGCTGCGAATGCTCCAAGACACGGGCAGGGTCACCTCACCCTTCGACCCCGTGGACGAGCCCTCCACAGGTCGGGCGGCAAAGGTCGCCGCCCCACTCCCCGAGCCCCCTCCTCCCGTCGAACCTCCTGCACCCCCGGCAACAGAAGTAGAGGCACCCGATGCGTGAGCAAGACGACGCTACGCCGGTCGGGCATGTTCCCTCGGGTGACGGCAAGTCCAAGGCCAAGACGGGCAAGCCCCGCAAGGTCGCCACGACGGCCATGCGCTCCAAGTTCGCCTCCATCGGAGGGGGTTTGGGCGGTGCGGGCACCGTGCAGGGCATGGGCGGCAACTTCTACTCGCCCGAACTCTCAACCGACTTCCTTGAACTCCCGCAAAGCCTTCACGAACAATGGAACTACTATCGGTTCTTCTACCGTTCCGAGCCGTTCGTCGGGCAGGCCATTGATCTCCACACCGAACTCCCGCTCTCCAAGATCCGCATTGCTCGCCCGAAGGCCAAGAATGTGGAACTCGCACAGGAGGCCACGCGCTTCTGCGAGCGGTGGGCGCAGCGCATTGGGCTGCTCCACCGGCTCATCGCCATCGTCCACGAACGCAACCTCATTGGCGAGGTGTTCATTTGGTGCGAGGACGCCAACCCCGACATGCCCCGCGAGGTGCGCGAAGAAGTCCTGCGTGAACTGAACGAGGACGGCGAAGCCGTTGAGCGGTGGGTGGTTCGGGACGACGCCGACGAGCGCGCCGCCCGGTGGCTGCGGAAGAACTACAAGGGGTGGACGGGCGTGCGGTGCTTGCCCCCCGAACAGGTGCGCGTCGAGTCGTTCAACTTCACCGACGAACGCATCTTTGAGTTGATCCCCGACAGCAAGACCAAGAGCATTATTGAGAAGTCCGACTCGGGGGACGCGAACGCGCAGCGCGTGGTGGCGTCCATGCCACCGGATGTGGTGGCGGCGGTGCGTAACGGCGCGAACATTCCGTTGAACACCGACCCCGACGCGGGCTCCTTCGTCTACTACATGGCGAACCGCAAGTCGGACTACGAGCAGCGTGGGCGCAGCATTCTTGAACGCTGTATGCGCGTCTTGGTGTACCGGGACAAGTTGCGGCAGGCGCAGACAAGCATCGCTTCGCGGCACATGACCCCCATTCGGCTCGTGTACGCCGAGGACATGGATCAAGCCGATGTGGAGGCGTTGCGTGAGCAGGTAGACCTTGCCCTGCAAGACCCCGACTACTCCATCATTGCGAACTTCCAAGTGAACTGGGAAGAAATGGGGGCCGACCAACGGCTTCTCGATCTTGGGACCGAGTACGACATGACCGACCGGCAGTTGTACGCGGGCTTGGGCGTGACGGAGGGCTTGCTCTCGGGCGAGAGCGCCTACTCGGGCGACCGCATCAACTTGGAGGTCATCAACACGCGCTACATGCTGCTGCGGGAGCAGGTGCAAGACCTCGCGGAGAACGCCTTCTTCCGGCCCATGTGTGCGCGCATGGGCTTTGTGGAGGAGGACGAGTACGGCGAAATGCAAGTTCTTGTGCCGCGCTTGTCGTTCACGCGGCTTGCGCTCCGCGACAACTCCGACACCTTCGACGCCCTCTACAACCTCTACACGAAGGGGTCGCTCGATGTGGACACCATCCTTGAACTTCTGAACCTTGACCCTATTGCGGTCAGGGAGAAGGTCGAGCGTGACCTGTTCACGGTCAATGACCCGACCTTCAATGAAGTCATGCGGGGCATCTACGGAGACGCGGGCCGCAAGTTGGCCGAGGAGAGCGATGTTGTCACCAAGATCGCCAAGGGTCTTGGCCTCAAACACACGCCCCCCAAGGAGGGGGGCGACCGCTTTTAGTAGAGCGGGCCGAATTCCGCCCGCCGCAGGGCGAGCGTCTCGGCCATGTCCTCGGGGTGCGGGTCTTCCCACCCCTCGTCCAGCATGTCGAGGGCGGTGGCGAGCGCCTTGCGCTCCCCGGTCACCCGCACCCACTCGGGGCGGGCGAAGTTCACCACCCACCGCTCGGTGACGGCGAGGGCGTGCTTGCACGCCCCCACCCGCCCGTGGTCGGGGCAAGTACAGTTGAAGGTGGCGCGGTCGAGGTCCACGCGCACCGCGTATTCCTCGCTGCCGAGGACGCGGGCGACGAGGAGTCCCCCGTTGTTACGGGCCACGGCCCACGCCACCTTGACGGTGGCGGCGCGCTCGCGCCGGGCGCGGTTCGCGCCGTCGAGGAGGCGGCGAGCCGCCTGCCCACGAGCGCGGAGGGTGGCGAGCGCGGCGTCGAAGTCGTTCATGCGGTGCTCCTTGCCTGTGAAACAGGACGGGCGGGGTGAGAGGGGTACGCGGCACCGGGCTACCGCGAAACCCCCTCCACGAACGAAATGTCGAGGGTCCACTCATGCCGGGACCGCTCCTCCCATTCAGCCCGCGCCCGGTCAAGGTAGTCGGCGCACTCCTGCTCCGACCAACCGTTCACTTTGCGGAGGTGCTTGACGGCTTGCGGACCACGCCCAACGGCGAACGCCCGCCCAATGTGCTTGACCTCGTGGCAGGACGGGCAGAGGGCCACGAGCCCCACGAGCCGTTGGACCCGTGTGGTGTCGTCGTACTCCCACCGCTCGTGCGCCTCGACGGGCCACTTGCGGCCCTTGCCGCCGCAGACCTCGCACCTGTGCCCTGCCGCCTCGTAGCAGGCACGGCGCAGCCTGTCCCACTCCGAGGGGCGCAACCGCGAGCGTAGGTTGTCGCCCCATTGGCTCGCGGGCACGAGGTCTACTGTGAGCCTCATGCGGCCTCCGACCAATCCAGAATGTACGCAGCACCCTTGTCCCCCGAAACCCCCTCCTGCATGAAAAGTTCGGGGGCGGTGACGAGCCTATGCACCGTCCCGAAGCAAGGTGAACCACGCCCATGCTCCGTCGCCACGCTGCCACACCCAAGAAGTACGAGCACATCGACTTCACCCCGCCCGAGGGTGCGGCCAATGCTGCTGCGAAGGGCTTGGAGTACCGTGAGAAGGCCAGCCCTTCCAACAAGGGCGGGCTTACGCCTGCCGAGGCGAGCAAAGAGGGCATTGGTTCGGGCGTGCAGCGTGCGGTGAACTTGAAGAACCGCAACACGCTCTCACCCGACACCATCAAGCAGATGCACGGCTTCTTCTCGCGCCACGAGAAGAACAAAGGTGTGGCCCCCGAACACAAGTCCGAGCCGTGGAACGACAAAGGGCATGTGGCGTGGCTTCTGTGGGGGGGAGACGCAGCAAGGTCGTGGGTCGATAAGGTTCTCGGGCAAATGGAGAAGGCCGACGAGAGAGAGGCCGTGAAAAAGGCTGCTCGGTTCCTCGCTTCCGGCCCGTCCCTGTCATTGGACGACCTCGGCTACGGGAGCCTCACGACGGACGAGGAAGCCTTGTTGCTCACCCCCTCGGCTGCGTTCCCGGCGAATGTGCTTGCGTTCATTCCGCAGGTGCCTTGCCCCGAGAACTCGTCTTTGGAGACGCGGCGGGAACTTGCCCACTTGCTTCGGTTGCAGCACGAGGCCCGGCCCTACCTCGCACAGCAGGTAGCCGCGACCGACGAGAACGCTACGGCCACCTTGGAGGCGTACTGCGCCGAGCACGGGTTGGACGCAAGCGGTGTGCTCCCCATCACGAACGCTGCCCGCCCGGTGATCCTGCAAGTCAAGCGGCTCTATA